TATCCGGCAGTACCCACCTGCCAGACGATGGCGTCGTGTGAGCATCTCTGGTAGATCGTGCCGTCCCAGTAGATGTAGTAGTGTGCCCCGCAGCCGTCGGAAGCCAGGTCGTGGTTCTGGCCGTCCACGCCCAGATAATGGATGGCTATGTACTTTTTGCCGTTACCCCATGACGGAACCCGGGCAGAGGATATGGCGTTGATGATTTTGTATTCCATGGGATCCTCCAATTAAAAAAGGAGAGACATTTCGTCCCTCCCTCAATTAACTCAACTATTTACTCAACAACTCAAGTTAGTTAGTTGACTATTTCTTCGCTTCTTCGCTCTCGTCTCCTGTAACCATCGCATCCATCGCCTTTTTGAGCCGTCTTGTGATCCACGCTGGAACGGGGAGCCCGGCCTGATCTAAATTTTCGATCACGCTTAAGACCTCCATGACACAGACATAGATTGAGATAAACATAAAGATATTAATCGGCAAAGCTATGGCAATCTGGGTAACATATGACAGCACAAGTATGACAATTTCGCCGGATTTCCGAAAAAGGCCTTTGCGCATTTTCGTTGAGTCCCACGTGCCGTTTACGCTTGCCTGGATCCATCCGGTCAGGACATCAGCGCCCATCATGATGATGGGAAGCAGGAGCGTCCAATAACTGTGTGTGTATGTGATTTTATCAAGTACTTCCATGGCTGCCCTCCTTCATAAAAAGGGGCAGGATTTTATCCCTGCCCGTCTATAAGTTACTGATTTAAATTCTGCTTTAAATTATAGGCAGTGCCGGATATTGCGTCGCCCATTTGTCGTCTTCTGTGGCTCCACCGGGGTAATAGTTCCCTACGATCTTTGCGCTTTTCATGCTATCTGATATCTCGCAGACATCAATCTCATAGTTGAAACGAGTATCGACATCGTTGCTACTCAGATCGACCGCTGCCCCCCTGTTAAATGCATTGTTTGAATTTGCCCCGGTGTATTTCTTAGCACTGAATATAAACCAGTCGCCCGAATGCGCCTGTGAATACGCCTCACCAAAAATATCCTTGATCAAACCGTAACCGCCATATAAGAAGCAGTGAACTTCTGTGTTTTTGCGCATACGTCTAAGCAGTGTTCTAAGCGTCATATTTGCGGCATATTCGGATTCATCTGTTTCATCAGGAACGTAATCATTGATCGCGTCTCTAATGTTCGAATACACAATGGTTATTCCATTTATCGTAAATGAGTCTAAAGTGTCGTGAAAAACTAATCCGTTTCGCATCAACAATATGTCGAACGACTTGTTTTCATACGTATCAAACACATCAATATCATGTCCTTGTGCATACACGGATATTGCCGATGAGTATGACCTAGCCATTGCGCTCGGATTGTCTGTAGTGCTGCTTGAAGTACCAACATTGAATATTATGAGATTTGGGCGCACAGAACGCATGAACGTAACATCGTACTTTGTACCAATTCCATGATGCGGCGCAACAAGCACATTTGCAGGTTTTATTCCTGCCTTTGCTATATTGGCTTCAGCCGCCTGCCGAATATCTCCCGTAACAAACAGCGAATTATCAAAATATTCAGCATAAGTACAAAGACTGGTGTTGTTATATCCGCCCAAATCATCTGTATAAGCGGATATATCAACATTTCGGAATGTCAACTTGAAATTCCCAATGTCGATCCTATATCCTTCGTATGGCACTGGCATCCAAGAAATTCCTGCTTCGGTCAGCATAGACGTTGCAGATGTCCACATGCTTCGCCAACTCTCATGGATGTCTGGAGGATATTGCTGAACGTAGCACACAGCATCATCTGTCATATACTCTTTTAATGCCTTGTAAAACGTTGAATCGGTATATTCATACCCGGTTGCTTTCATTCCAACATGATCATGGTGCATGTGTGAAAGGATTATCGCTTTTATCTTGTAACCTTTAACGATTGCTAAAAGTGCATCATTAGCATACTCATCGGACAGATCAAATAGTATGATTTCTTTGCTATTATAATCAACGAGAATATTACATGCTGCTTTGCGTTCCGCTCCAAACGTTTTTAATATTGCGTATTGTTTTTTCTCATTCTCATTTTTCAAATACGACACAGTGACAGTGTTCGGTTCGTCACACATCAATATACTGTTGTCGTATAATGCAGCATTGCTACCGATTTCAACATCAGCATAAGGAACATCATCGGCAACCATAATTACAATCCTGACAGTTCCGATTATTCTGTCGGCCTCTGTTTGCGGACTGGCCGGGTTAACGTATAGATATATACCGTATTCTTTACCTTCTTCAAAATTGAATGTGCTGTTTTCAAAAACCTGAAAGTATGGCTGAGTCTGATTACCAGTATATACGTTAAACAAATGAGGACTACTGATTCCCACGTTGTCAGTTATATTATACACATCGACACGAATCTGCATTTTTCTCGATGTTTCTGAAGACGTTGATAAAAACATATATATCTTTTTACCATTGCCATCTCCTCGAATAATAGGTGTTGCGTTCGACGCCACACCAGTAAACGATCCGTTTGAATAGAAATAATTTATTTGCGATGACGATTCAAATTTGCCAATAATCGTCAACACACCACGGCGATCATTGCAAAATGTAACACCATTGTTTACTCTGGTATTTTTTTGGTTTGTAATAATTGCCTTGCTTCTATCAAGCACTATACATTTGCTTGCTTCTGCGGATTCGACTTTAGCGAAGCCGTACGCATCATTTATAAACAGGGGATTGCCAGTCACAGTGTTCGTCAAATCAGCCTTTAAATCAGATACCTCATTCGTTAGTGCGGTATAGTCTGCCGGGATGGAATCAATAACTTCCTGCGCTACTTCTTCTGCGGAGTCCCTGATCTGCTCGGTCGCTTCTTCAACAGCTTTATCAAAGATGTTCATTTCCGTGTCTGACTCGATTGCATCGATCCCATAAAATGGCAGGACACGAAGCAGGAACGCAAAAGATGTTACATACTCGCCATTCAGTTCGATCCTGACCTGGCCGTTGTTATCCCCGGATGCCGCAAGGGCCTGCGCCGTAAAAGGCACAGTAATCTTATTGCCGTCAATAGTGGCGGTGTTATATACCGCTTCACCATCCGTTTTTTCAACGTAATACGTTGCTGTCGCACCTTCAGGAATGACGAAATCATCGGGTTCAAAGATAACAACCCTTCCGCTGTCACCCTGAACAGCGTTGACGATATGCGGCACTGTCTGCCGTACAAAGGATATCTTAACTGTTTCTGTAATCATTTATAATCACCTCAATACGCAACGCCGTAAATCTTGACCGGGAGCAGATTCATCGTTTCCGCTCCAAGCGACCATGCACCATCATAATATCTGGCATATGTAATTGCCCCAAACACCACATTGTTCTGTGACACAGCAACATCTCTTGTGAACATGGAGATTGCCGTTCCCATGCCGACCGCAAATGCCTTTGTCGTTTTCCCGACAGGATGGCGCTGGACTGCCGGGGCAGTTCCAGAAGCCGATGAGTACCAGTATTCAACATCAATGTAGTCGTATTCCGACAGATCAAGATCAACCGTTAGTGTGCTTCCGGTAGTTGCAACGCTCTCCCAAAGCAAGGAGCTTCTGTGGATGCCTTCGATCTTCGCAACCCGTGTCAGTGTCGGAGACACCCCGGAAAGAGTGACTCTATAAAGCGGCATGTCTGCCGTTGATGATCCGTTTCTAATGTCTCCGTTGTTATATGGCGGCTCTGCCGGTGTGCCGCTTGACGGTGTGCCCTGAATGACCACCAGATCAACGCTCTCAACAGCTGTTTGCGTGTCCATCGTATATCTGGCGCAGATCAAATCTATTCTGTTAAATCCCTGCGTTCCCGGGGCAATGTTAACCGTGTCAGCCGTAAACGGATCAATCCTGAAATGTACGCCTTGAAGCATTCCTTCTCCGTCCATGATTTCAATTGTTGTCGCATCAGAAAGCATTGCGCTGAATTTCTGTCCGGCATCCAGGATATAATTCCCTGTCCCGTATGTCCCCAGATTGCGCCCTTGATCGTCTTTTGATCCTATATGCGCCCTGCCTGTGTATCCTGTTATAATCCTCATTTTTGTCCCTCTATTTTGTAGGCATACGACATGATCCCACTTGTACGGTTTACAATCTTGTTAACTATTGGTTTGGTTACGTGGTTGCCGGTTATGAAATCCCTGCCGCTGACAATGTCCCCCAGATACAGTTCACTGTTTATATCTTTCAGGTCAGGTGCAAACGACTTTGATGATTTGATTTCATTCAATCGCTTCGTGCCCGTTTCAATCAGCGTATCAATTTCCGCACCGCTGTTTTCAAATGTTGCAACAATCTCATCAATTCCGGTGAATGTATGGGTTTGTGATACATTGCCGTCAGCATCTGTATACAGATGCACAACAAGGCGGTTTTTAAGTTCGCCTTTTCCCAAGCAGATCAGGTGGTTGACCCCCATCTGATTATCCACACTTGAAAAGTCAATCATAGAATCCTGTGAAAACACATCTCCATAGTTGAAAACCGGAACAGCCTGAAGAAAAACATACCCTGACGATTCTGTCTGTACATACCTAATATCAAGTCTATAGCCCACGCTTTCAAGCATCGCTTCAATTCCACTTGCTGCGTCAGTGTAACGTTTGAAACGGTAACTTACCGTCATGCCGGTGTTAGCATCCGACACACGAAAAAGCGGTATTGATACAAGGCCTGTTATCACATCATTAAGTTCACCGGCAACAGTCATATAATCCTGACCGGCAGGCGGCACGATAATCCTGTGTGCCAGATATCCACGCCATGTATATCCCTTAAGCAGGATGCTCCCCGTATTGGTTGCGCTCTCGATCCTCTTGATGA